GGGTGGAAATGTCGATCAACGCCGTGGCGGTGAAGTTCGGCGTGAGGTTGAAGGTATTGAACAGCGATTGACCGCCGACGGTCAGAAACGTTGCGGCCGCATCGATCGTGGTGCCGTTGATCTGGGTCCGCTCGAGCACGTCCCAGCCCGGGGTGATGCCGGTGGCGTCAAACTGAGAGTTCAATTCCTGCAGCCCGAGGGGCGCATTGAGCCCGACCGCATTGATGGCGAGATGCAGGATGTGACTCCCGGCCGTGGTGGTCGAGACGTCGATCTGATTGGCCTGCAGTAGGTCCGGCAGCGACAGGAACGGATCGGTCGAGCCGGACAACGCGCCAACCGAGAAATCGCCGAACGTAAACGGGCCGATCGTCGAAGTGTCGGCACCGCTGTTGAACGTCGTGGCCGGCCCACCGTCCTCCGAGATCGAGAAGCTGATGGTCGCCGCCTGGGCGGACGTGGCGAAAGCAAGCAAAGCAAGCGTCGCAAAGAGTGTCATGGGTTTACTTCCCTCTGTTCAGCCAATCATGGCCTGGATGTCGATCGTTTGCGTTTGCCGATCGCGCGAGCGCAGGCCGAGCAGCATGGCCAGCGCGACCGCGCCGTCGATTCGAAACCGCGCCTTTTCCTTGTCGAGCTTTCGATTGCCGGCCGGATCGGTGGTCGCGACCGCGTTGGCGATGTTCCAAGTTAAAACCGGGTTCGACGGATGCACGAGGCCGCGATCGATAACCGCGCGGTCGAAGGCATCGATGGCCGGGGCCATGTCCTTGAAGCCCTGGCCCCAGGGCACCAGGCGCAGCCCGAGCTTATGCCGGTCGCCGTCCTCGTAGGTCTGCAGGCCGATGTCGTCGAACTCACGGCGCAAGTCCGCCATGCGCCAGCGGTCATAGGCGAGGCCGCGGACCTTGTAGCGCGCGGCGAGCTCGGCGATCTTGAGCGCGACGCTGGCCGGATCGATGGTCTTGCCCGGGCTAGTCAGTAAATGCCCGTGCTGCGCCCACTCGACATAGCGGATATTGCCCGCACCGAAATCACGTTGCGAATGCTCGCGCAGCATGTCGCCCGGCTTCCAGAAGAACGGCTTGATCCGGCAAGGGTCGGCCGCCGAGCCGACGACCAGCGCGGTTAGATCCAGGGTGCCCGAAAGATCGAGCGCCAAGTAAACATCCTCGCCATCGACGAGCTCGGCCGGCCCGGCGCAAGCCTGCCATTCCTCGCGCGAGATCAGCGTGGCGACCGGCGACACCCGCTGATTGAGCAGGAGGTTTCTGACCTTTGGCTCCTCGGCCGGAAGCCGCTTCGCCTTCAGGATCGCCGACGCGAGGTCGTCGCGATCGCGGAACACGCCGAGCGCCGGGTTGGCCGCAGCCCATTGTGTTTCGTCGGAGAGCTCGCAGTCTTCCTTCGCGGCGTACAAATGGCAAATGATCGACGGGTCTTGCTCGGCCAGGCCGTCGTCGATCAGTTTCGAAAGGATGTGCTCGGGGTCGTTGCTTTGCGTGCTGATGGTGATGAACAGCGGCTCGTCGCGCGCGCCGAACGAAGTATCTAACACATCGTAAAGCTGGCGGCCCTTCGCCTGCGCGAGCTCGTCATAGATCACCAGACTTGGCAAGTAACCGTGCTTCGTTCCGGCCTCGGCCGAGACCGCGCGATAGATCGAGCCAGTCGAGCGGCCGATCATGGTCTTAGTTGACGAAACGACCGTGATGACGTTGCGGAGCTCGGGCTCCAGCTCGACCAGTTGCCGGCAAAACTTGAAAACAATCGCGGCCTGATCCCGGTCATTTGCCGCGGAGTAAATTTCGCCGTTCGGTATGCGCTCGGGCCCGGCAAGATGCGCGAGCACGATGGCTGCGATGAGTGCTGTTTTTCCGTTCTTGCGCGCGACGCTCAAGATCGCCCGGCGCACGACTCGCTTGCCGTTGCGGTGCGGTTCGTAAATGTCGCGGATGAACCGCTTTTGCCACGGCATCAGTTTGAACGGCTTGCCCTGCCCGTGACCGCTCGGGATCGTCAGCTTCTCGATGAACTCGATCACTTCGGCGGCGCGGCCCTTGCCCTTGCCGTTGCGCGTGATCGGCTGCTGGCGTTTGGCCCGCGGCTCGGCCGTTTCGGTGAGCGACATTAAGCGATCAGTTTGCCGAATTTGCTCTGCGTGTACTCGCCGGCCTGCCCGACATCGATGCGCGTGCGCGCCGAGGGCGTGAAGCCGAACTCGCTGGCGAGTCGAACCATGTCGAGCCGCGCATTGCGGGCGATCCGCACGAGAGGATTAGTGACCGGCGCGCCCTCGCCGTTTTCGATCGTGAGCCCGAACATGATCGGGTCCTTCTCACGCATGCGGGCGAGTGCCTCCTCGGCTTCGCACCAGCGGCCATAGGCGCAGCAGTACGCGCCGAGCGGGGCGATATCGACAACGGTCAACAAGCCCATGGCGAGGAGCTCGGGTGCGACCCGCCGCCATTCGTCGAGGGCATAGCCAACCGTCACGCAGGGCGGCGGCTCGGGGACCGTGGCCGGGATCGCCGGTTGCGGCTCATTGCGGTTGAGCGGCCGGCGGCCGGGATTGCCGCGCAGGAGTTTCAACCGCGTCGGGATTGGATGCGGACTTGCCATTAGAGTTCTCCAAAAAACGGTTTAGGCAAGGCTTGCTTGGTAGGCAAGAAATGCCTATATGGGTGGCTAGGCAAGAAATGCCTATCGGAAAGGAACCATGACCGACACCGACATGCCCCACTTCGATGTGCGTGAGAAACTCATCCGCATCGACCAGATGATCGCCGATATTGATCAGAAATATGCCGATCGCGACCGCAAGCGGCAGGAAATCAAGCTTGCCCCCTGGGCCCTCGTCCTTACTGGACTAACGACTGGTGCCGCCCTTATGGGCGCTGGTGCCGCCTTGTTCGCGGCGCTGATCAAATGGGTGGGCCCATGATGACCCCGGATGAACTTTATAACCTGATCGACCGTCTGCAAATTACGCAAGGCGAGGCGGCTCGCATCCTCGGCATCGCGCCGCGTACCATGCGGAACTATCTCAGCGGCGCTACCGCCATCCCCGAACCGACTGCCAAGTTGCTGCGCCTTATCCGCGCCCGGCGGCTTGATCTGCAACAAGTTGAAAAAGCCTAAACCCAGCACGAGAACGGGAAGCCCATCACCAATGGACGTCAATCTGGAATTCCTGGCCGAGCAGCAGCGGCGCATCCTGGACGAAATGCAGAAGATGCGGCGGGACATGCAATTCGTTCAGAACGACTACGGCATGATCCGGCGCGAATTCACGACCGCCAATCTGCGCTTCGATTCCGTCGAGGCGAAGGTGCAGGCAATCGCCGACGAGCAGCACAGCCAGGGCGTCAAGCTACAGATCGCAATCGATCAGATCGATTTGATCGCGCAGCAACTCGTCAAGGTGCTGGCTGCGCTTGCGGCGCGGCCATGACCAGACAACAGGAGCCCATCACAATGCGAAATCTGACAAAGCTACTCGTCCTTGCGGTCGCCGCGATGATCTCCGCGCCCGCGCACGCCACCGAAATGAAATACCCGAACTTTTACGCCTATAGTTACCTTGCCATGGAGCAGATCGGTTTCCCGTATTTCAATTGCGACTATACGAGCCAAGTCTGCATCAAGGGCATGACGTTTGGACCCAACAACAGCCGTTTTGCCGGCGTGATCCTCGACGGCAAGGATCGCAAAACCATCTTGCGGCACGTGGCTTGCCAGCAAAATATGAGGGACTGCATTGATTTCGACCAAGGCATCTGGTCGTTCAATACGTCACAACATCAACCTCTCACGTCCTCCGATATGCCGACATGGTGTGTCGCGGCCATGTACGAGCGCGGGGAAAGCTGCCCTGGAGATGAAGGCTGTTACGTCACCGAAATGCCGAAAGGGGCGGACTGCCACGCCAAGCCACCGGCCGCGGGAGCGTTGTCCCCTGATATTCCGGCCGATGTGCGTAAGCTGATCGAGAGTGGCGACCATCGCCTGCCGCCTCCCGCGAAATTCGGCAACCCAACCCGCTGAAATGTCTCCGAACTTAAACGAAGAATCAGGCGGCGGCCTTCCAGGCCGCCTTTTTTGTTGCCTTCTCTGCCCTTTACCGATGCCCAACTGCGCCGCAGCCAGCGCTCTCCCCTGCCCACCCCGCCCTCATCGACGAGGAACTAGCGTTCCACGGCGTCAACGGACAATTGGATATTTTTTCCGTTCCGAAGAATTCGCAAAGTTGCGCTCGCTAAAATGACGG